TTAGAGGAGTTAAAGCAGTATCTACATCGTTTGCTCTCGGTGCTCAAGTAGTTACAATGCCACCATCAGTATTTGAGAAGATGTATAATCATGTTCTTACTGATAAAGGATTACAATTATTTGATGCAGATTGGGCTTCTGTAGTATCAAATACTAAATAAATTTTTAAATAGGCAGCATGAATTTCACGGTTTATTCTAAAGAAGGATGTCCTTTTTGCACAAAAGTAGTTAAAGTTCTACAATTAGCAAAATTAAACCATGTTGTTTACGAACTCGATCATGATTTTGATAGAGAGAGTTTTTATGGACAATTTGGTCAGGGTTCGACATTTCCTCAAGTAGTGGTAGATGCTACTAATCTTGGTGGATGTACAGAAACTATTCAATACCTAAAGGAAAACAAATTAGTCTAATGAAAGACGACTTTGAAAATGTATACGATATGCTCGAACATGCCATTGAGTATGCTTTCGAGGGTAAAATGCAACTCAAATTTTATGAGTTTCTAAAATATCGTAAGACCACGAAAGCAGAGGTCGATGCTTTCCTTAAGAGTTCTACTGCAAAGGAACTTGCAGATGAAGTATTAGAGTTACAAGAGTATATTAAAGGAGGTAAAGACAACTTACATCAACAATTGCGTGAGGCATATGGACATATCTCCAAACCTCAAGCAAGAAAGATAAAAGCATACTTGGGACGCATCCTTGAAGATGCAGTGAGGTATAGTAATGACCGAAAGCCAGGAAGAAGAAAAAAGCAATCTAAATAAAGACAAACCCGAAATGAATCGGGGTGTGGAACTATTATTACGCAACAGGAGAAGGAAACCAGAAAGACCCAAAACCTTTCAAGTAAAATTTGGAAAACTAATTGCTTTATGGAATAGAGAAATTATCTTTCACTTTAATTTTTACTTGGATATTAAAAAAAAGTAAATCTCTGGGAGGAGTATTATGGAAACTACCATAGTAACATTGACACTTACAACAGTTGTGTCATTTCTTGCATTATTAGTAGGAGGTATGATAGGATGGATGGCAAGACAGCATTCTTATGAAACAACACCCCAAGTAGTGTATACTCATCCAGAAATGTTTGATGAGAACGGCCAATTAGTTCCTGATGAAATTTTAGCTCTAAGAATTGAAAACAATTATGACACAAACACCGAAAACGAAGAGGAAGAGTAGCACTGTTGTAGCAAAGACTCCTAGAAAGAAAGCTGTTAAACCAGCACTTCCACCTAATCCATTTGTCCATGAGATTTTAGAATATATTTCTAAACAAAAATCTAAAGTTGCTAAAGTAGAAGCCTTAAAAGAGTATCGTAATGATGCATTAGTTTCTATTCTTATATGGAATTTTGATGAGACAGTTGTTTCTTTAATTCCAGAAGGAGATGTTCCTTTTACACCTAATGATAGTCCATTAGGAACTGATCATACTTCTCTTCGTAGAGAAGCAAAGAATTTATATCACTTTGTTAAAGGTGGTAATGATACTCTGAATGGTATTCGTCGTGAGACTATGTTCATTCAGATGCTTGAAGGACTTCATCCTGATGAAGCAAGAATTGTAATTCTTACAAAAGATAAGAAATTATCTGAGGAGTATGCAGTAACTTATGAACAAGTGAAGGAGGCATATCCAGATATTAATTGGGGTGGTAGATCATGACCACTAAAGTGGATACGGAGGAGAAATTGGCTGAACCACCTAAGAAACCAGAATCTAAGTTTGACCCTTCTCAATATTCTTGTGAGATTATTCAGGAGAAGACAACTCATGAGAAAGCAAATGATAGAAAACTTCCTAGTGATGCATTCAATGTAACCTATGTGGTAGAAGGAGAGACTCTTTTAGATGTTACTCGTTCTGCCAAGATGGTAAATGTTTTTGATATGTATTATGATAGGTATGGTAAAGACTGTGTTCAGAAGATTGAATTTGGACATGGTACAGTAAATCCTGGACAGTGGGGTTATAAAGCACCAACTAAGAAGGTGAAAAAAAGAAAATGAGTGATGAACTTCGGGATCAAATCAACGATATCATTGAAGGTGAGATTCAGAATGGAATCAATGATTACATAGAGCAAGAAGGAAAAGGTTTTAAAGGGCAGGAGTTAAAGGTTAATGTTTCGCAAGATGAAATAGATAAAATTATAAAGGAGTATAAGAAGTTAAAAAAGAAAGAACGATCTAATCTATCTCAAGTAAAGAAGATGGGATTAGTTGATAAGGATGGGAGACCTATATGAATAAACAAATGATTATAGATCTTCCAAACTGGGAGAAGGAGTATCTTACTATGAATACTGAATTATCTAAGAGGGAAAGGGAATTACTTGAGGGTTCTGAGATAAAGTCTCATGAAGGTATGATATATGGTAGACTGTATTCGGATTGGAAGGTGAGGAAGGGGTATGAGTGAAAAGATTGACACTCAAGGAATGAGCGGACCTGCAACTAAAGGTTGTAAGGATAACGTTTTTCCAAAGGATGCTAATGGTAATCCCATTTATCCCCCATTTAATCCCACACCACTAAAGTTGATTGAACCTCAACTCAAGAAAGAACTCAAAGAATTAATCAATGAAGTTCTTGATGAAAGAGAATATCAGAAGAGACTTAATGGTCCTTATGATGTTTATGATTATTCTTATCGTTTAGATGAACTACAAGAATGAGACTAGGAATTATGTGTTCTGGTAACGGAACAAATTTCGAGAACATCGTCAATAACTGCCCTGAACATGAAGTTGTATTGATGGTGCATAACAAAAAGAACTGTGGTGCTGTAGAAAGGGCAGAGAGATTAGGCATCCCACACGTTCGTCTTAAAACCAAACAAGATGATGAGAGAATTGAACTCTTTAAAGTATGGAGAGTGGATTATATTATCCTTGCAGGATATATGAGAATACTATCTCCAAAATTTATTGATGCTTTTCCAAACAAAATTATAAATATTCATCCATCTCTTTTACCAAAGTTTAAAGGGTTGAATGCTATTGAACAAGCTTTAGAAAGTGGAGAAAAAACTACTGGATGCACTGTTCATTACGTGACAGAAGAGTTAGACTCTGGTGCTATAATAGATCAGTCGGTAGTTCCAATCTGTTCTAGTGATGATATTGAAACGTTAACTCATAGGGTTCAACAGGCAGAGCACCGTCTTTTACCATTGGTAATTAATAACCTAGAGGAAAGTTATGCCATTAAGTAATAACTATCGTAATAAAATTATGGACATTTGCTGTCGTATAATTTCAACTGATGGTGAAGTTGAATTATCTGAGAGAATATGGATGAATAAATTGTGTGAACATAACCATCATGCAAAGGAACTTGTGGGATCTTTACTATGTCCAGATCTTGTAGAGGATATAGATGTGTAGTTTTGTTTCAGAAATACAAAACTTGTTGCCTATATAGTATACCTGTGTTAGTATTAGCACACATACGTTCAACCTCATAAGAGGTCGCAAGTAAGCCGACTCGGAACGGAATCGTTCATCCTTATGGAATTTCTACTCGCAACATTATTAACATGTGAAAGTGGTAAGAGTATTATCAATGACATCAAACTCTCAACTCCTAACAGAGAAGAGTTGGTTGAGGTAATACAAGATGCTACTGAGAAGGGATGCTTTGAGGACGCAAAAGCCGACTGAAGGAACGGGGCAAAAATCCCTACTACTTTGGAGAAAGCCAATGGCAAAAGTCACTTATCGTGGAGTCGAGTATGACTCTGCAGAGTACAACAAAAAGGTGCTCAATGAAGCAGCTCAGCACAGAAATCATGATCTTATGTATCGTGGTATCAAGGTAGAACGCAAGTTCGCATCTAAAAGTTGAGCATAACCTTACTTGGTTGGGAGAGGGGTGTTGACACCCCTCTTTTTTTATGCCATAATACTTTTGTTGGGTTGACGAACTCAACACGGGAGTGACTGAAAAAACTTGCTGGCATAAGGCTAGTTAAGGTGATGAGACACAGGTGGTGCTGCTGCTCTTCGGAGTAGAACCGACATACCAGTCGGGTCT